TGCCGCCACCACCTGCCACTGGCCTTCTTGGAATTGGATCCATATCCCTACGTCCGCCGCCGTATCTTCCTAGATTACGGTTTCCAGCTCCGTAGTTTCCCCTACCGCCAGGCCTTCTAAAACCGCCTACTCGCCGTCGTCGATTCCAATAATCATTCCAATTTCTATTACGCCCTGGAGCATAAGGACCGGGGCCAAAGCCGCCAGCAGATGGTCTTCGGCGACCTCCAGCGAGTCCTGTACCTACTCGACCTCTACCTCCTCCTCGCCGACCGTAAGGTGGTGGATCAGTTTGGGTTGGAGGTCTCCTGCGGCGTTTGTTTTGACGTTTCTTAAACCAATCAGGGTGTACTGGAAACATATTATTTTCTTTCTTTTATATTATCGGCCGTAGTTGCTTGGGCCAACTCGTCTTCTAAAATCAAACTGCCTTCGCTTAGGTCTTAAGTTGTGACCAAAGAAGTCTCTACGAAATCTACTGTAGTCTACATCACTTCTATTTTGTCCATAGAAATCACGACGATAGCGGCTATTGTCTCGTGGTGCCCTTCGTGCGTACCGATTAAGTGCTTGCTCAAATGTTCGGCGACTTATAGGCATAGTCTTGCTGGAGCTACGACGCTTCTTCTTCTTCTTGCGATCTTTTCTTTTTCTTCTCCTTCTAGATGGAGCTGGATCGTCCAAGACTCCACCACCTCTATCCCAGCCACCACCTCTATCCCAGCCGCCGTCTCTAACCCAGCCGCCGTCTCTACCCCGATCTCTACCTGTTGGCCTACGTCTTCCGTAGCGACCAGGGCCATCTTCGTGCATTCGTCCTCCACGTCGCCTGCGACGAGGGCGACTTCTACCATCTCCTCTTAGATGATCCCATTCACCTGGAATACCCCTAGATCTATCGCCTGCCCAAAAACCACCACGCTGCGGCTGGACTACAGTTGACCCACGACCATCATTCCAGGCGCCTGTCGTTTGGGCACCACCACGCCCTCGGCTTCGATTGTACCTGTCGCGCTGGGCATGTCGTTGATTCCATTGACCCCAGTCACCCCAAGTAGCAGTTCCTCGGTTCCGCCTAGCTCTATTCATTAAATCTATTATTCTGGGATCAGTTCTCCTGTTGGGCATCTTCGAGGTCATGTCTTACCTTCCAGTTTATTCAGTTATGTAATTTTGAGTGGGCGTGTTGCGGTGTAGCCCGAACGCTTTGTGAAATGCGCTTTTGCCTTGTTTTTCATTGTACTCTTTAGAGCCATATGGATGGAAGAGATCTGCTGTGTCCTCTCTGCCCAGACCAGCAACAATGTCTTCGTCTTTCATTCCAAAATTATTTTGCTGGTTGCCGCCACCTAGATCATCGCCGCCACCAGTGCCTCCGCCATTATCTTGCTCGGCTGCAGCAATATCTTGAAGGCGATCTACTGGGGTTATGGTCCCATCTTCGTTGCTATCACGATCCCAGATAAAGTCAGGGTTATCTTTATTTGAATCAAGAACTTGTTGGATCTCGTCTTTAGCAGATGTATTGCTGCTAACATTGCTGCTAGTATTCAGATTTCCTTCAGAATCAAACAAGCCCCCATCTTCATCTACTGTGCCTGTAGATGTAGAGCTTGTGTTTAGATTTCCGGAGGAGTCAAAAATGCCTTCGTCTTCAGGCCTGTAGTTCCTAATAAGATCTTCAGTAACCGAAGCATCAGTATGTAATCGACGGCTGAATTCTGGGAAATCAGCACCGACATCTAAGGATGTTAGATTCTCTGGAAGTCCTTGTCCTGTAACCCAGCCATCGCCGGTTTGGTGACCGTATCCGTAGTAGCCGCTGTAATACTTCTGCTCTTGGGGATCCAGATAATCTCCGGTCATAGGATTGTGGGTATACCAAGTTCTGTTTGGGTCATTTGCCCAATCTTCGTGTGGCGCCCATTCTTCATCTGGGAAGTTTCTTTCCCAGTCGTAAGCTACCTGCTTGATATAGTCTACTGGATCACTTTGGGTTGGCCCCACTTCAAAGTCAGCAAGACTTTCAAATGAAGGGAGGTAGCCATACCCTTCCGCATAAGATGGGTGTCTTTCTATTTGCTGGTTCCACCAGTCGTTAGCAAAATCATATTCTTGCTGGGTAAGAGTAGATGGATCTACAAACCCACTAACCACGCCCTGATGCCAGTCGCTGGTTGAATCCCCCGCCCCTAAAAGCCAGCGAAGAGACGCCTCTGGGTTAGCATAAGGCCTATTTCGATCTGGGCCACCACCTACGTTTCTAGTAAACACGAAAGGAACGCCCGTAGTTGAGTCTACGGCAAACGCTCCGAGGTCTTGCGCCTGTATCCCCTCTGGATTGCCGGGGTCGTTTCCAATGGCGCCATACGCGGTCTCAGGCGGCCCTACGATGTTGTCTGGAGTCCAGACAGAAGTATTCTGCGGATCTTCGGTTTCTTCTGGATTTGCTAGCATGAGAGCGTCTGCAGGGCTTATCCAGCCATCCCCATTAACATCATTGGGATCACCTTCTTCCGCCTCTACTGTGCCATTCTCGTTGACCATATCCCAAATAGTCTGGGCTTGAGCCGCCCTTTCATCTTGCGCGGTTTGAGCGGTAGGCGCAGAATCTGAAAAGTCTGCTCTTATAAACTGAGGGAGATCGGGAGCATAACGCCCTTCTGGGTTGTATTCATCCCAGTATCTACGCATGTCTTCTGTGGCTGGAATATCAGGATGATCCTGATATTGGCCATCAACAAACATATACCTACCCCATGGATCTCTCAAATTCATTAGGCTTGGCAGCATCAACCCTGGATTTAACCCCATGGCGACCATATCTTTCACAGTCTTGCCTAAAGAAGTTATATTTTCGTTTCCGGGAGCATCTTGCGCAGGAGAACTTCCGTCCCATAGAAACAGCTCATTGTCAGGAAACAGGCTGTGTATTGCAGCGTTTCTTCCGCCGCTAATTAAAGACATCCAGTCATCGTAGTTTTCATGCAGCCCAGAGTCGTAAAAACGGTCACTTTGCTCTTTAAGTGCCCTTAGTTGGCTAGATCTGTCCTTAATTCGGTCATAATCCGCTTGCGATTGAACCATCGCGTTGTATTGAGGACTGAATTGGTTCTGCCAATTTTCCTGCAAATCTTGCCAATCTCTGTCGTATTTGACGTTCTTAAGGCCATGTTCGCCGGTAGTTCGGTACTGATTGATTAAATTAGAGATGTAATCATCAGGCCTCTCTAACGAAAACGGATTTCTTCTCTCGTCATGAATGCTGAAATTGTCTGGATCTATATAATGCCCAGATCCTGGAGACATGCTTCCCAAAAGCTGCATTGAGCGATCGTCGCCACGATAATCAGCGAATATGTCCTCCCCTGCTCGCCATCTCTCTATCATCTCAGGAGTGATGTCGAAGTCCTGTCGTTCGGAAAAACTTCCGTCATTCCGGTCGTAATGCGTGTAATCAGCCTGATTAAATCTGTCAACACGCCTATCAAACTCGGTGTTGTATTGATTCTTTGCCCAATCAGCATACTCTTGGGTACCAGAACGTAGATTGTTCCAGTCATCAACATAAGGATCCATGATCCCTTTTAGACGAGCTTCTTCAGCATCATAATGCTGAATAGCTTCTTCAAGTTGCTCTGGAGTTAGCCAGCTAACATCCCTAAATCTTTCCGACCAGTGGCGATTAGGATCGTTTAACTTATCAAAATACTCATCCCAGCCCTGCCCTATATAGGGCACAGACTGGCTTAAGGATAATTGATCTCCGATAAGCGATTCATAATCGCCAACCTTACTTGCTTGCTGGCGTAAATCCGATAAAGACATTCTATCTACCTAAGAGTGGGCCCTGTAGCTTGTTTGGTCCTTGACTGCCGTAATTCTGCATAGGATTAGGCTTAGGGGGCATGTTTGGTATTCCAAGAATATCTTCTATAGAAGGCCCACCTGCCCCAGGGGCTGGTTCTGGGGGATAGCCAGGCCTAATAGGTCGTCCCCATGGATCTTCCGCTGGAGGTCCAGGGAATGAGGGCATTGGCCCTGGCATTGGTGGCGCACCGCCCCCTTGCATTGGAGGCATGTTTGCACCTAAGTCAATCCCCGGAGGAACAAGGGGTGGAGCCTGTGGAGCTGGGCCGTCGCCAACGAAAGGCGGTTGATCAAAATCAAATCCTGGGTCTCCTCCAGGTGGAAGTCCGACACCAGCCCCGAAGGGGTCTTGCTCATAGTCCATGTGGCCTGCTGGTGGCTCTGGGTGCATTCCGCCATCGTAGCCTCCGCCAAAGGGCGGCATTGGGTATTGAGGGCCAGTGTTTGGGATATTCATGGGGCTTTGATCCATACCCCTGGGCATTCGTTGTGGATTCGGCATTTTTGTTTCCTTAGCCTAAGAGGGCTCTAGTTATTGGATTGGTATTAACGTATATCTCATCTGGGTGAGGCAGATAAGGATCGAAATCGTCCTTCCAGTCAGAGGGAGGAGCTTCTTCCCATTCGCCTGGTCCGAAGTCTAAGTCTAGCTCAGGAGTCATTTCCGGCTCCCGTCTATCCCTACGTCTGTCTCGCCGCCGCTCGCGACGGTGTTTTTTGCCAAAGTGCATTACAGCCTACCTTTGCCTAGGTGTCTTATCGTTAAATCTGTCATCACCAAAAGGCCCCTGAAGCCTATCGGGTATCCTTATACCTGGCGGAGGAGCTATACGATTCTTAAATGGAAACTCCCTTGGAAGATTATTGTGTGTTTTGCGAGGCTTTGGCACTGGATACGGGTATTTTGCATAGCCATCTTTATCATAAGCATCTTCTGGAGGCACATGACCATAGGGGAGTCCGCTAGGATAGTGAGCCGAACCAATCGGATTCCACGGACCCTGGCTAGAAGGACTATGTTCACCAGTTGGGTTCAGCGCCCGCTCTAGTGCGTTTGTGTCCTTTTTCATTTGAGTGGGTACTAGATAGTCAGGATCATTGTACGCCCCACCCGTACTCGGCCAGATAAACATATCATTGTCAGTATAATCCTTTCGAGTGGGAATATGACCCTCAGCCTGAAACATGGTGTTCAGGTCAAACCCATCAGGAGTGACTGGTACGTTTACTGGGTATTCAGGCTCCGGCAGTTTCTGTGAATAATTCGGTCTTGCCATGTTCTTCTCTATCTTCTAGGAATTTTCCATTCTGGTGGTCTAGGTCCTGGTGGAAGAGGGAATCCTTCAAACTTACCATACTTAGGAGTGCGGCGATCTAATTCCGACATCTCTCTAATGTCATTTTCTCTCTGCCTTTGCTGCTCTTCCTCTTCACGCTTAAGTGCTTTCTCTTGCTCGTCAGGCATTTTGCCGTGGTGCCGCATGGAGAATTCGTCATTAAACGTCCTATCCATCCTAGTGCGATCTCGATTAACTATATCATCCTGAATCTCAGGGATAGAGCCTCCCCTTATAACCGGAGCCTTATCTGACTGAGGTATTCGCGAGGGCCTTGGCCCGAGACCCGGAGGCCCGCCAAACGGATTGCGGACAAGCCGATAAAGGTCAAACTTAGGATCGAATTTAGGGGTTCTATCATAATGCCCCTCTGGATTGAAATCAGCTGGCTGCATAGCTTTTCTCCTAACATACTCTCGTACAGTCCCCTGATTATAACTGGGTGGCCTCTAAAAGAAAAATACTGGTTTTCCAGATACGCCGATTAATTACCAAGATGACAAAATGTCGTCTTGCGTACACCAACCCCTTCTAAAAAATTATTGTTTTGAAAAAATTTTACTTTCCGAACAGGCCAACAACAAACGCGAGCGACCATTTGCCCATAGAGTTCTGGTGGAAAAGCCGCCTTTTGGCTGGGAAAGTGCAAAAAATCTCCGCGTGGGACATAATATAGGGGGGTTGCCACTTGGGGCATCGGGCCCCCTTCGCTTCAGCCGGCTCACCAGTTCACCTGCACCAGCGAAGAACCGATTCCCTGACCGCAGCAACCCCAGTACCATGAGCCACTGCACGTACAACCATTCACCAACATACTCACCAGATTTGCATGGTCGTCACTGTTCCCGTTGGTGGTTCACGACATATCATTGTCTCCTCTTCTCTAGCCACGTTTAGGCAGTCCATTCCTCATCTCCTGTCGTCGATGATCCATTCCCTGCCCTTTGTTGTGAGGGTGTTGACTAGTTTGTTTGCTAGTCTAATTAAATTTTTTTTCTAACTTTAGGAGACATTGATATGTCTAACTCAACTAAACCAGTCCGCCTCAATCGTGGTCCTAACTTCCTAGTTACTAATCCAGTCGGGAACAGTGACGACTTCACGGTTACTACCAAATCATTCGATGATAAGTTAGTCATTGGTGAGTATGTCGTGAATGGTTATAAGTGGCTCATGGTACTTCCAGTGCTGCTATCAGGGGCCGAGCTTGATCTGGTTGCTACTTTCCCAGAGCCGATTGACCCCGAGACCGGCGAGGTCGATGAGGTAACTAAAGACCGTATTACCTGGAAACGTGACGAGTACAATCCGACTGCCGATAACAGGCCTTACCACGTTGTGCCAAATACGCACGGTCTTAAGTTCACTCATCCGACCTCTGGGAAAGTAATCAAACCAGAGTTCATCACTCGGCCTATGCTTTCAGGCCAGCACCTCGGCCCCATGGCAGCTTTGACAGGGGTGTGGGGTAAGCGAACTCTACCAATGGTGAACGATTACACGACTCGCACGCCGGTAACCAAGTAGGTCAAAGCTCCACGTTGCCACGGTACTAGCCTTAGCTGGTGCCGTGGCTTTTTTTATGCGCCCCTATATGAACGCCGAACTCCGTTCGGCTAACACATATAGGAGCTGGTACCAGGTTCACAGGTTCACCGTCTTACGCTTCAGGAGCAGATGCCCCAGTTCACACCCAGGTTAAGTAGGCAACAGGCGGCAGTGGTTGCATCCAACAGGCGGCGATGGTATACTATTCCGATGGCGGAATATTAATAGATGGAAGTGTGTTTGCCCTTTTGTTTGTTAGTGTTGTTTTGTTTGTTTGCTAGCTGTGTTGGTTGGTTATTCAAACTTTCTTTTCTTCGTTTGCGTTTAGGCAAACACTCTTCCTTAAGGAGATTCATTATGAAATTTGTAATTAATCGTAGCAATTACACATGCTCTATGCAGTACAGCAATGGTCGTACCGTTGAGATAACAATGCAAGAGCCATCACTCGCACAAGAAGATGACGTAATGTACAGCGAGCTAGTCAAAATAAAATACTTTGACAGCCAGGGTGAACTCGTCGATGAGTTTAAAGATGTAACATCAGATGAGTTCGGCGGGATGCTCAAAGAAATACAGTACATAAGTGATGATCGGAGTCGGAGTTTGATAGATCAGGTTCAAGTTATGGATGAAGCAATGCACGCAGGCGAACCACCTGTCTTAACACAAGCTGACTTACAAGGAGGCAGTGACAATGAGTGAAGTAAAAGAACTTAACCTGACTAACTGGAAGGGACAGGAATCTATTGATGCTATGCCTAACAAAGATCCGATGGTAGTTGAAACAGTAACCAACTACGTCATGGATGGCAAGCTATCAAGCACAGGTTTCTTCCGGGCTATGCTAGAAAATAATTTTTTAACTGCTGTCATACGTGCAGACGCAAGCAACATCATACAGATAAAGATGTGGGCTAAGTGGATGATTAACCATGTGCCCGAAGCAGCACGAGGCAGTAAGCATTTAGTAGATCATTGGATCAGGATGGGAGGAATCAATGGTAACGCTGACTGAAAAAGAATCAATGCTAGTTGACGATGCGTTCGCATACTACACCAGGCAGGAGCATGAGGTTACTAAGCAAGAGATGTACTTGTGGACTGCACTGCAAATGAATAAGCGAATGATGGTTGAGCTGCCATTAACACACGAGGACATGACAATCCTCGATGCAATAGTATTATCTTTACCATGGGAGGAAGAGGATGAGAAACCTACTCAAGACAGACAGCACTCTTAAAGCTGTGCTAATGGTGCTAGGTATTAGCCTAGCTATCTCAGCACTGACAGGGTGCAGATCATTTGAAACTAGAACTGTAATAACAAGTGATGCCCAGCTAGAGGTATCACGTTGGTAGAACTGGAAGGGCTGGCGAGTCTATGCACAAACTCTCGAGTGCATACTAGGTGGGGATCTAGATGTACTCGTCAGCCCGCTACCAGTAGGAGGAGATACAGATGACACGTCTTACAAAGAAAGACTATCAGCAAGTAGCAAAAGAAAAGAATGTATTGTGGCTTGCTAAAGAATTACCACGCAAAGATAAATCTTCATGGAGAGCACCGTCTGAAACAAAACAGAGGTACCAATGCAAGAAGTGCAAGCATATCTGGCTCACTTCATATAGCAATCTAAGAAGAGGCTTTGGCTGTCCCAAATGTGCAAGAAAAATATCCAATGAAAACCTGGAGAAGTGGAGACCACAAAGAAAGAAGGAGCATTATGTAGAGCTGGCTAGCAAAATGGAATTCAAACACATAGGCAAAGCACCAAGATACACAATCCAAAAGTCTAAATGGTTGTGTTTGAAGTGCAAGCAATATCAATACAGCACATACTCTACATTGCTTAACGCCCATAAGCTAGGTCTAAGGAACTGCATGTCGTGCTGGAAAGTATCTGATTCATTAAGGCAAACGTCAGCAAACAGAAGACTAAAAGAAAAAGATTATATTAACCTGGCAAAAGAATCTAGTTTGGTTTGGGTAGGAAAAGAACTGCCTAATAACACATACACTAAGACAGAGTGGCAATGCAAGAAGTGCAATGCTGTAGAAGGCAGGACATACAACAACCTCAGCAGGGGAAAGAGATGTACATCCTGCATCAACTTTGTTAATGGCAAGAGAGTCTCTGTAGTACAAGTAAAGCTAGCTCAATTCCTCAAGGCTGAACTGAACTACAAATTAGGTAGTAGATACATTGACTGTGCATTCCCAGACAAGAAGATAGCTATCGAGTACGACAGCTACTACTACCATGGTGACAAGGATGATAGGCCTAGGAACAAAGAGATACTCGATGCAGGTTGGAAGCTCTGGCGTATCAGATCTAACTCAGCAATACCTAAGAAACATACAGCTGAGTATGCAATCAACCAGCTAATGACAACAGACCGTACACATTTCGTGACGACCCTGAAAGACTGGGGTCATGGACCACTATGGCATCAAGTAAAGGAGGAGAAAGATGTTATTCATTCTTAAGTATCACACTACCGCAGATGATACACACATGCGTAGGTATTTTGCGGCTAGTCCACTCGAAGCAATCAATGAATTGCTACGGGAATACAACGACGCACTGGCAGAGAGGCCAGTACATATCATATCTATCGAGGTGTTCGAGGAGAAGGAAGTCCCTTTGATATGGGCACCATACAAAAAGCTGGAGGAGCTAAGCAATGGATGAATTGAATCAGCTATTTAAGGATGATCCATACAACGACATCGAATACCAGAGATACCTGGATGAGATGGAGATGCAGGATCTACTATCAATGGAAGAGAACCCAGACTTAGGTAATGAAGTTGAAGCGGAGCATCGGAAGTTACGCGCGTTACCTGTCTACAAACCTGCACTAGATAAGGAGAAAACTAGTGAGTGAAAAGTATTTAATTAAGATCTCAACAGAAGGTCAGTACGGAGTCGAAGGCTTTGTCATGAAGCTCAAGGATGGTAAGCATGACATGGCTGGGCCACTAATAACTATGCTAGCTGGCGTGGTTGATGGGCTATTAGATATTGTTCAGTTACACGAGGATGAGAATGGCATTAAACATTCTATCTGTGTGCCTATTGAACAGATACAGAATAGTTTCCAAGCCATAACAGAAGTCCTAGCTGACGTAGAAATTACACAGGAAGAAAAGAATAAGATCATCGACAAGTTAGAAAGGAATATAAACGATGAGCTCGACGACGAATGAAGCAATGGGCCACATCATTATGTGGAAGGGTAAGCGTGTCAGCCATGAGGAATACTCAAATGAAATGGGCAGTCACGTTGCACCTGATGTAGATCTATCCAAGAACTTTAAGTATGTACTCAACAGGGCGATGTCTGAATGGAAGAGTAATTCATATGGTATTACTAGGTTCAGGCCAGTCATCACCCCTATGTGGCGTAGCTGGGATAGAGAGGACGGACGCAGAGATAAGTACGAGATCGGATACAACTATCAGAACGGTGAAGGTGACACAGAGTATGTGTTCACATGCTGTGTCAGGTTAATCAAGTACGATGAGCTGCATCCAGGTTATCCCAAAGATCCTGAAATAAAATTCTTTTCCAGCAAGAAAGACACGAAGCCTATCGAAGACCCGAAGGATTCTAGTAACCCTCACATACCTAGTGTGAACTACATAGTAAAGAAATACTGGGATAAGTATGAGGACACTATTGATTCCACTCAGGTGAACGACAGCCTTCAAAGATATGTCGAAAGAAATTTCTTTGTCAAGCAGCTAGACTCCAGGGTTTACTGGATGCACAGCAAGGACAGTGAAGACTGGACATTGCTAGCTAAGAATCTTGATGACATGGGTATTGTTATACGAGACTTCCCACCATCATCATCACCAGAGAGTATGAAATCCCTGTTCGATGTAGTGAGAGAAGACTTCATAAAGATACAGGCTGAGCTTGATGATCTCAATACAAGAGAGAATCAAACCGATCGTGTCATGAGAATCCGTAAGGATATAGGTGAGAAGTGGAGAGCAGAGGTTGCGTTGTTGAAGCCACTGCTATCTGAGATGGATGAGTTCAACAAACTCGTAGAGTCAGTCGAAGAGTCTGCACGACGGGCAGAATACGAGGCAAATGTTAATGTTAATGCAGATGTGTTTAGTGATATTGAACTTTAGTAGTAAGGAAAAGATTAGTTATGAAAACTAAGCAAACAAATTGGTGGTACTTTATCCCACCACAAATCGGAGTAGTAAGTTTTGCATATGGTTCACCTGGACTAGGCAAGACGGAGGTAATGACAGCACTATCACAGGCAGCACAAAGAAAATTTATTCTTATGCTCCTGGATCAGCACGAACCAGAGGACATTGGAGGATTTCCTATACCGTCCAAGGTAACAGTGGATGGCGAAGAGCATGGTGTCATTAAGAAGTACCCAATGGAGAACATCATCCAGGCTAAGAAAGAAAAATCTTTAATGCTGGTTGACGAGTTCACTTGTGTATCGGAGGACATGCAAGCAGCAGCACTCACGTTCATGGCTAGCCCGCCAAAGAATTGCTGGGTGTACGCAGCAGGTAACAGACCTGATGAAGCTGCGAACGGTCACGAGATCAGCGAGCCTATGATTAACAGGATGTGCGTAGGTGATTGGGAGTTCGACAAGAAAGCATGGGCTCAAGGGATGACTGAGGGTGGAGGCTTTGAGTTTCCAGCACCTAAGTTCCCTATGATTCCAGATGGTTGGGAGGAATCAGTACCTTTCTACGCTGACAAAATAAATAGTTTTGTTAACTGTAGAACTACACTGTCTCGGCCTGAGTATCTTAACCGACCCAATAAAGATGAGACTATGGGTAGTCCATTCCCTTCACCTAGATCGTGGACTAATGCTGCTCGTATCTTGGGTGCCGCAATGCTAGTCGGTGCCAACAAGAAGACACAGCGTAAGTTAATAGGTGGATGTGTCGGTGATGAGGTAGGTCAGGAGTTCTTAGACTTCCTAGATGTAGATAGCTACGGTGATCCCGAGGAAATACTTAACAGTCCTCGTGAGATTGAGCTACCTAAAGCAAGCAACCTAGCTATAAGCTACGTTAAATCTGTACTCACTAGAGTTAAGGAAGAGTTAACTCCAGAGAGATGGGAGAATGGCAGAGAGTTCCTTGCAACAGTGCATCGTACACACCCTGAGATTGCAAAGACCTTCGAGGCTAAGCTGTTAGAGCTGAAACCTGATGGTCATGATGTAGTTAAGAACGAGTACGTTGCCAGCATGGAAGATGATTGGCTAAGTAACATCCACAATTAAGGAGTTTATCATGGCTAAATCATTGCCGACAACGGAAGTATATTCTAGAATAAACCACAAAGAGCCGGAGGTTTTGCGACAAGCAAAGCTGACGGCTGCTAGGTACTGGAAGTTCTCCCGTGACTTACTGTTCTCTATGCGTACTGTGCCAGTCAAAGGGCTAGGCACTATGGCAGTAGATAGATTCTTGAATCTGTACTACGACCCTGAGTACCTAAAGAATAGGCATCAAGCGGAGATCAGTTCGTGCTTGTTGCATGAGATGTGTCATATATTTATGGGACATCACCGTAGGTTCCACGCCTTAGTGAATAATCCTACAAAGATTAGTAGAGAGAAATGGAATGAGGCCTGTGACATAACAGTAAATTATTTACTAGACCAGGAGTTCTCGGTACACGGGACGAGTGGTAGATGGTGTGAGTTCAGGGTGGGTTATGATTGGTTGATGCACGACCGATACCCATACAGTCAAACACCTGAGATCACAGGCAATCAATCCGCAGAAAAAGTTTTTAGAATTTTGATGAAAGGAATTAGCGATGGCCAAGACCAAAGCAACTCCAACGACGAACGGTCGGATAGGCCGAGCGACACTGGAGAAGATACAGGAAGTTCAGTTAGATTTCAACGAGAAACTGACGACGATCCAAGTGACACTGGGGAATCTAGTGCAGAACAAGGATCAGCAGGAGGAACTGAAGGAGAAGTTGAACCAGATGGAAGGACAGCTACAGATACTAGCGGGTCAGATCATCGGGATCAATCAGGGGACAGCGAACGCACTGCAAGTGATGGACGCTCAGCTGAATCAGATGGCGAGCCAGCAGATGGCTTCATATCAACAGATGAATCAGGCTCCCTCGTCTGGAATGGCGAACCAATATCAGCGCCAGGCACCGGAGGAAATGGATCCTCGTTATCAGATGGAACGCCAAGAGCTTGGGAGATAGCTGGCTCAAGTGATGACGCTGGTGGAAACTCAATGAGTGAAGCCGATGTTGATTCACTTATAACATCAGCATGTCACAAAGCTCAGGGCGATTTAGGTAGTAACATATCATTCGCCTTGAAGGATGTGATGCGTTCCATATCTAAGATCTCCGAAGACCCATGGTCTATGATACTCAGGCTGACCCGTGGAAAACTAAATAATTTTAGATCCAGGGGAGGCAAGCGAACTTATCGCAGGTTGAATAGGCGTGGGCTAGGGCATGGAGTATGCAGGCCAGTCAAACGCAGTGGGAAACCACAGCTTGCAATATGCCTAGACACATCAGCTTCCATGATGAGTGATGATTACGACAAGGCTTACTCAGTAATAAAAAAATTATTAGATAACCTGGGATCCAGCGAGGATGTCTGTGTTATCACGGGTGACACCGGAGCTAAGACTAAAGTAGTTATGTCTAAGAATGTAAGTGACAATCAACTGAGGCAACTTCAGATGAATGGTGGTGGAGGTACTGATGTTGGTGTGTTAATTGAAGACACGCTAGCTCAGGCTAACCCGAAGCCAGATGTAATAGTTGCAATCACGGATGGCATGACTCCATGGCCAGACGAATTAAAGGTACCTGTGTTGGCTGTACTGACACAGGATGTAGATGAATACTGGGTTCCGCCCAGCCACATAACTAAAATTATTTTGAAAGGTTAATGAGATGGCAAGTTTTAATAGAGTAATCCTAGCAGGGAATTTAGTTCGAGACGTAGAGCTAAGACAACTAGGAGAGGATAAGGTAGTAGGTGATGTACCCCTTGCAGTTAACGAAGGATACAAGGACAAGCAGACAGTACACTATGTAGATCTTACACTGTGGAATCAGACTGCTAACTTTGCATCTAACTATCTAAGCAAGGGTTCCAATGTCTTGGTAGAAGGTAGGCTTCATCAGGATAGATGGGAGACTGAGGACGGAAAGCGTAGTAAGCACAAGGTTACTGTAGATAAATTAATTTCTTTAGATAAGAAATCAGACACAGCCGACCGACCTGCAAGCACAGAGCCTATGGCTCAACCAGTTCAGTCGAACGACGTCCCCTTCTAAGACGACAGAATGTCATGTTAGTCAGCCCTGACTGTGCGATAAGCACGATGGGTCGCCCAGCTACAGGTGGCGTGTAACGGTAGTCGTACACATCAGTGTAATCTCCGAAGTTCGAGAGGGGAGTAGGGCAACCTGCTCCCCTTTCATTTTATAAGGATAGCAAAATGATTTACGGTTACATAAGAGACTCATCAGAAGAAGGATTATCCAGGGCACACCAGGAAAAAATTATTTTATCTAGCCTGGATAGATTCGATGGAGAGTTCGGAGGATTCTTTGTAGATGATGAAGTGTTCGGGAGAATAAATATATTCGAGCGTCAGGCGGGCGAGGAGTTGTTTAACCGACTGACCAGCGGCGACTACATCATAGCCTACAAACTAGATAGATGTTTCGTCAGCATAGAGAACGCAGTTGATACTATCGAGGAGCTGCAAGAAAGAAATATTTATTTTAATATCCTGGAGACAGGGGTTGATATGGCAACGGCAAGCGGCGAGATAATGTTCGACTTGGTAAGAACATACGCTACCTTTAACAGGAAAATAAAGAGCAGACAGATGACCGATGCGATGGCTAAGATTAAAGGCCAAGGCAGGCCAGTCAATAAGCAGTCGCCGATAGGTTACAAGATCATTCGATCAGACGGACAAGCGGCATTCATACCAGACTACAAAGAAAGAGAGCTAGTGTGCCAGATGATAGAGTGGAAGAACACAGGCACCAGCTGGTCAGAGATAGTAAGAAAATTAAGCAAGAAGAAAAGAGCTAACGGAAACAAGTGGAACCAGACAAACGTCAGGGTTGCATACGAGGCAGGCCTTGATGGTTTCCCCGGAGCGGGAGAGCAGAAGGATGCGTTCGCAATACTAGAAAAGGATCGTAAGCATAGCTACCAACAAAGAGTTAAGAGAAGGAAGAACTAACAGGCGTCACTCTATCTTTGTTTCAATCGTAGTGATACGCCTGTCATGTTCATCCAGCCTGTTGTCGATGCCATCAATAGCACCCCAGACACGCACGTTCTGTGCTTTTTGGTCAGACATATAGTCTGATAGTGTAGTGTTTATTCTTTTAACTTCAGAATACAAAGCACTCATCCACCACACAGCACCGGCAAATGCACCGAGCCCTGAACCTACTAGAGATATAACCCCTAGTGCATTGTCAGTAAACCAACTCATTCGATTCCTTCATCCGTTATCTTACGCAAGAACACATTAACTATAGCAATAGCACATGTAACTATGGCTGCAGCTATAGGGTTCTCTGCTATCCAAGCACTACCAGCTAGAGCAGTTAGCCCAGACACAGCCATTGTACCTACGTTAAACCAAATTGTTTTACTTTCGTACCACTTCTTCATTAGAAAATTCCTTTCGATTTGATGAGCATAAATACCGCTATACCAACGACTAATAATATCACCAACCATTTCCTTTTAGAAGCAACTGCCTTAGCCTTCTCGGTGATGGCAGCTATCTTATCTATTTTATATTGGCGACGATCAGCCTGTCTACTTTCGCGGTCGTCAGATTTATTTTTCTTTTTACCAAGGGGCATAACTATACCTTTTTGATTGACAAACATTCCGTATACGTTAGCATTATATATTATGAATAACATTAAGACTACTAAAGAAGCAGCCGAGCTACTAGGTATTTCAACTAGCAGGGTTCGGCAATTAATAAGAGCTGAAAAGATTAAGGCTACCCGCTTGCCTGCTGGTATATGGATCATAGACCAAGAAGAACTAGAAAGTTTTTCATTACTAACCAGGAAAGCTGGCCGACCTAAGAGCGTGAGTGATGGGGCAGTTAAAAAATAATTACTCTATCAGTGATGCTTATGCGAGGCAGATAGCCGAGCGGGTATACGTCTTGCTTAAGTCAGGGCATTTCGATGCAGCCCATGTTGCTATTGATGAGGCTGAGCTATCAAAACAAGACACAAAGAATGCAATACTTGGAGACACACCCCTTGCATTGCTTGAACTGGATGATAAGATAATCAATCTGTTTGAGAAAATGGGGTACACATACATGCGAGATCTGGTCGGGGTTTCAGATGAGCATCTTCTTAAAACTGTACCGATGTGTGGACAAAAGTCTATTGAACAACTGAGGTCTGCCATGGTAAAGGAAGTAACCCAAAGGAGAAAACTACAACAGGAGGAGTAGTAAAATGAAAGAGGTTTTACCTGTAAGTGAAGCAGAATACTTTGAGCTGCCTCACATATCAAACACAGCACTCAAAGATTTTAGAACACAAGGTTCGTGGTCTTACTACCATCGCTACGTTGCACGGTCCACACCCGAGCAACCAAGGTCAGATGCCATGCGAATAGGGTCGGCACTTCATAGCATCATGGCTGTGGATTCCAACTCCTCCAATTCCATAGCGGTAATGCCAGAGTGGCTTGACCTAGGTGGCATTCAACCAGAGAAGCTAAACCTACGGAAGAAGGCTCACCGAGAATTCAAATCTGAATTCGAGGAAGAGAATAAGGATAAGATTATCCTAACTCCGAAAGAGTTTGAGCAGGTTGAAGGTATGCGTAGCTCAGCATGGGATAACCCCGCCATCCGTCCCTACTTAGAGCGACTTACATCTGATCGCAGCGAGGTAGTGGCCACGAACCAAATAAACGGCGTGACTTGCAAGGCTATGTGTGATGCAGACTTCAGTGATGAGGGGTTAATCATAGACTTCAAGACCACACGCCAACATCTAGGAAGAGAGTTCGCAAAGGATGCCATCTGGAAGTATGGCTACCAGCATCAAGCAGCACACTATTGCGATGTGTTCGGTGCAAAAAGATTTATCTTTGTGGCAATCAGAAACTTCCCACCATACGAGACAATCGTATTTGAATTACCTGAAGACTTCATTGGCCAGGCGAGGCTATTGAATCATCAGACTATCGACCGCATCAAATGGTGTGCCGCTATGGATGAGTGGCACACTGACGGATGGGGTGAAATCATTAGCTTGGAGGATATGTTAGAGAATGGCTAAACACAACAGCTTACGAGCAGCACAGCTCGCAGTAATGAAAGACATTGGTTACGTCCAGAAGAAAGGCAAGGTAGGCTCAGGCAACTACGGCTACACCTATGCCGGAGAGAAGGAGTTAATCAATGAGCTTCGGCCTGTCATGCTAGAGCATGGCATTGTTATGTACCCTGATACATGTGAGGTAGTTAAGACAGAAGACTACACCACCGGCAAGGGGCACCGCATGTCTCTGTTCTTAGGTAAGAGAAGGTTTATATTTGAACATGTTGACACTGGTGACCAGGCTTTTGTTGAGGTCTTTGCTGAGGCTTCTGACCAAGGGGACAAGCGTGCATCAAAGGCTATGACATTAGCTAAGAAGTATGCACTGCGTGAGTTCTTTCTGATTGAAACAGGCGATGACCCTGATGCAGTCGTCTCACCAAGGGCAGCTAAGTTAAACATGTTTGATCGTGCAGTCTCATCCCTTAAAAGTTGCACCACGCTAGCACAGCTAGAAGAAAAGTGGGAAGCAATCAACGGGTACACTGATGCAGCTTGGTCAGGAGATCAGGTGCAAGACCTGATGTCTTTACTGACAGAACTGAAAGGCAAGTTGGATGGGTGACTTCATTAACATCTTACAGGTTCATGTTATATCGCAGGCCCTTTATGAATCTCGTAGCTTGGAAGAGCTGCGGGATTCAGGGCAGGCAATTAAAGCCATGAACCTGGGGGACAAAACAAAAAATATTATTAGACAACTATACGTTTCAAGACAAGAGGAGCTAGAGTCCCATGGCGGAACAGACAAACATTTCGATTGATGAAGAGTTCAAAGACCTACTTCGTCCACTAAACAGCGAGGAATATGACAGCCTTGAAGAGTCAATTAGAACACTGGGAATGGCTTACGATCCTATTATCCTTTGGGATAATACTATTATCGACGGTCATCATCGTTACGGGATCTGTACGCATGGTGGCTATGACTATACTACTCTTGATCTTGAGTTTGATAGCAGAGAAGAAGCTAAGCAATGGATAATAGATAAGCAAGCAGGCCGAAGAAACCTCATGCCTATGGAAATTAAATATCTTCGTGGGCAAAGGATCGCTAAGGAGATGAAACCTCATGGCGGATTCGGGGAGACAGAAGGGAAAGAACTTGCTGAGCTAGCAAGTGATGAAGGGGTTAGCGTAAGAACATTGCAACGTGATGTGTCACTAGCTAAAGACATCGACCAGCTTGAGCCCGAAGTAAAGACATCTGTACTAAAGGGTGATGTTAAAGCAACGGCAAAACAAATCAAAGAGCTTGTCAAGATGGACAAGCGAGACCAAAAGAAAGCAGCTAAATCTATACAAGAAGGAAAGGGAATTGAATATGAAGACATCGACGCTTGGATTACCGAACTGGCTGAGCCATATAAAAATTCGACGAGACAACTAAGAGCCATCAGGAAAAAGATGGAAGAGATCTCTTACAATCCAACGGAAGGTAAGTATGTTGCCAGTAAGTTTACTCGAATAAAGAATAACCTAGATGAAGTCATCGACAGCATCAGCCAGTGTGAACCTGTTGCTGCCTGTGTTGACTGTGGAGGAGAAGGATGCAACAGTTGTTATGGGACGGGGTTCCTCAGCCGCGCCGCCAAGGAAAGCCAGGACAATTAAATTATTTCTGCGAACGCCCTTACCAATCTGAAGCTAGGGTTGCAATAGAAAAAGGTTTTGAGGATCATGATTCTATACTGGTTGAGCTAGCTACAGGTCTAGGTAAGACAGAAATATTTACCCAAGTCGCCAAGGACTGGAGTAAGGGGCGGTGCTTAGTCATCGCTCCTTACATCCAGCTAATATCCCAGGCTGCAAAGAAAATATTTTTAAGAACTGGCGAGCAGCCTGGCGTAGAGCAGGCAAAGAACTGGTCAATCGAAACGCCATGGGGACGTAGTAAATATGTCGTCGCATCAAAAGACACTCTATCTTCTGGCGACCCGCCTAGATATGAAAGGATTAGGGACGTTGGGCTTGTTGTGGTGGACGAGGCCCATCTTTCCATTACACCTAAATGGAAAGAGCTACTTGATTACTATCGAAGGGACGGAGCCAAAGTTCTTGGAGTTACAGCTACGGCTAAGCGACACGACAAGAAAGCCATGCTCAACTGCTACGAAGAGTGCGTCTATCAGTACGGTATTAGAGATGCGGTGGGTGAAGGGTGGCTCACGCCTGCAATTACCCACTGCGTACAGCTTGAGTCCCTCGACCTCTCTGGCGTGGAGACTTCTAACACAATACATGGCAGAGACTTTAGGCAAACACAACTGAATGCACTGCTTGAAAAGTCTGAGACAGTAATGGAGATCGCCGACATTACTGCAAAAGAAACCGAAGGCGAGAAGACTGTAATCTATTGCAGCAGCATAGAAGAAGCTAAGCTAGTTGCTGAAAGGCTAGTAGATAACTATGGAATCAGAGCAGACTGGATCGCATCAGACGCAAGACGATGCACACCTGAACACAGGCGGGAAGTTATGCGTTCTTTTCAGGAAGATGCTGGAGGTATCACGCATGTTTGCAACGTGGGTATTCTTACTACTGGCTGGGATTATCCTGACCTACGAAACATTGTCATGGCTAGACCGACAAGAAGCCGTGCTCTTTACACACAGATATTTGGTAGGGGTACTAGGCCTCTGCCTGGTGTGGTTGATTTTGACGGCAGTGATGCTGCATCCAGACGTGAGGCGATAAAGGATTCTGCTAAGCCACACTTCAGAATGATTGACTTAGTTGACTCATCACTTGCCCACAAGATAGTAACCTCAGCTGATGTAATGCTTGGCGACATGGGGCTGGATGTTCTGGGGAAAGCAAAAGAAAATATTTTAGAAGCTGGCCAGGCTGTCGAGTTAGACGAAGCAATGCTTGAAGCACAGCGACAAGTGCGAGAAGAAAGGGAAGAGGAGGAACGTGAGAGGCGTAGGCAAATCGAAGCGAACGCCCAGTACCATACTCTCGACATTGATCCTTTCGGAAAGAATGCTCAGGGCAATGTCCGCAAGAAGAAGCGCGGAGCCCGTATGCTGTTCGGCAAGTTCCGTGGGACGTTAGTCGAAGATGTTCCGACTTGGTACCTTGAGTCGTGCATGGCTGGTAAACCTTTCATCTCTGTGGCTTGGCTCCGCTCTGCTATTAAAAAGGAATTAGGTAAACGATGATTATTGAAAGCACCAAAGAGTTTTATAATGGCGTGTCTGTTGATCTGCATACACACCCACATCTTAAAAGCTACATGTTCTCCCGGAGCATGAACAAAAAGAAATTTCTTTCCCGCCTGTTTAAGTACACCTTCTGGCCTTTTAGTCACCGTGTATCTCTGGATGATCTTAAGGATCACATAGATGTATCATTGGCTACCACTTATGTACTCGAACGCGAATGGCTTGATGATGTGCCCTTAATAAAATTTCTTTCCAAGCTATCTCCAAAGTTCAGGAAAAAGATTCTCGATCCTACTTACTTCCAAGTCACGTTAGATATGATGCAACACCTAGAAGATAGCGTGAATCAATGCGATGGTGTATGTATAGCTAGAGATAAACATCACCTAGTTAGTAAGGTTAATCATGGCGAAAGCTGTATAGTTCATTCGGTTGAAGGGGCACACTCACTGATAGGTGATGGCGGACCAGGGGATCAAAAAGAAATTATTTCTAACCTTCGTCAGCTGTGGGCAAAGGGCTGTGCTTATCTAACCCTTGCCCACTTCTATCCCAATCCAGCGGTGGAGTCGTGTGTGTTTCCTTACCCTGAGCCAGAGAAAAAGAATATAAAAAACTTTCACTCCCTGGCGGGCAACTGGGAGGAGTCCGGCGGGCTAACTCAAACAGGGGTGGAGATTGTTGAGACGATGCTAGAGTTGGGCATGATTATAGATGTAACTCACATGACACTGAGAGGACGGAAAGAAGTGTACGATATAGTGGACGCTCACGACAAAGACCACGCTTTAATGGCAAGCCACGTCGGAGCTAGCGAAGTGCATAGACTTTCATATAACCTGCAAGACTGGGAGCTAAAGTGGATGGCCGACAGAGGCTGTTGTGCTGGCATTATCTTCATGAACTACTGGCTAACACCTCACCACCATGAAGGGAATGGTCTTAAGTACATAGAGCAGACGCTTAATCATATGGTCAATGTAGCAGGGGCAGACGTACCCGCTATAGGCTCAGACTTCGATGGCTTTACAGATCCACCTGATGAGATGACGACAACGGCTGACTTCCCATTAATTGCCAAGCACCTGCTGGACATGGGGTACGACGACATAACAATAAAGAATTTTATTGGAGGCAACGCAATGAATCTACTAACAAACGGCTGGGGTAAGGATGAAGAAGACAGCATCTGAAATTAAACATTTGTTAAATGAGCGGCAGAGTTGGGCAGATAACAGGCGGCAGTGTTGGGTGTGCGGTGCCACACATCATGCTGGGTTTCCACTGGAGACTCATGAGATGGAAAGGAAAAGCCAGGCACCACACCATGCCTGGGCTAAAGAAGAAAATTATTTCAGGGCCTGCAAGAAGTGCCACATGGATGACCTTGCTGCTATGCCTCACGCTAAGCAGCTTGCGTACAAGTACATCCATGATATACTTCACTACGATCTTGAGTCGTGGCTAAGGATTAAAGACCCTGAGTTACGGGCTCCTAACCGAGTCACGGAAGACGAGGTTATGGAGTATGTACATGAACTAGTAATGGAGGGAAACTGTGGTCATAATAATACCTTATCCACCTAGCGTTAATACCTATTGGCGTGCAGTTAAGGGGAGGGTTATCATATCAAGGAGAGGCCGTGAGTATCGTGATGCTGTCTATACTGCTATTAATAGTGCTTTTGAATCTGATGATGTGGAAGATCCTCGACCATTACTTGGCAGGCTTCAAGTAAAGATAACAGCTACCATGCCTGACCGCAGGCGCAGGGACATAGACAACATAAACAAGGCGGCGCTCGATGCACTAGGATATGCTGGTGTATTCGGGGACGACGAGCAGATAGATGACCTTCATGTATTGCGTGGAGAAGTCATGAAGCCTGGCTGTCTTGAGGTAGAAATAAAAGAGATAGAGACTGTATAATATATTAACACGACATTTTGGCATCTTATAGGAAAGATATAAATGGCTAGTAAAGTAACCAACCGAGGGAAAGAAGAAATCCTGAAGCTGGCCTTCCAAGCAGGGTCGGTAGAGGGAACTAATTTCAATGTAGAAATTTTAACTGGCTCAGTACCGGCTAACCCTGAAGACTTAGATAACTACAGCGAAATATCCAGCGATGTTGTTGCAGGCAAAACTGCTGCTGTAACACGAGATGGATCGGGATTTAATGTGTTAAGCCACACTGACAGTAGTACCGACAAAGCCTGGATACAAATAAAAGATTTAGATTTTGCGGGTGCTATAACCAATGCAACCGGAGCTGTTCTTACAGACCAAAACAGCACAGCTAATAGTCGAAAGATATTTGCTTACTGGGATTTCGGTGGCACTAAAAGTGTAAGTGCAGGGCAAACCCTGACACTGCAGGATTTAGAAATCAACCTAACAGACAGTTAATCTAGTCTGTTGCTGAACAATAGGGCGGGGAGCCTACGCTCTCTGCCCTTTTTTATTGGAGCTTGCCAATGCCTACTGTCAATGAAGTTATAGTATCAAATAGCGATGATGGGGTTGCTCAGTATGAGGAATACTATAGCAGTGGTGGTAGCTGTAGCGGTGTAGACAGCAGCCATCAAAGAATTAGATTCTATGGGCGGTCGGACTATGGCGATAAAGACATGCACTGGAAGGACTGGAGGCCTTACCTAAGATTCCAGACTATAGACATCCCGCAAGGAGCAACAATAACCGAAGCCAAGATACAGCTAGCCTACCACTCAGACAATGGAAACGCAGTTGGAAATACTGTAACCATACGAGGAGAAGACACTGATGATGCCTCCTCAGCAGCTAGTAGCTGCAGTGCATTTGGAAATGCAACAAGAACTACAGCCAGTGTAGACTGGGCTTTCTCAAGCGGCATGAGTGCGGGAACTTTCTATGATACGCCAGACATAAAAACTATTGTCCAAGAGATAGTTAATAGAGCTGGGTGGTCTGCTGATAACGACATGCAGTTCTTCTTTGAAGATCTTACATTTAACAACAGCAACAACTGGCTTCTTCAATTCCGTAGTAAGAACTATAGTGGTACTACATACACACCTAAGTTATCAATAACCTATTCCCTGGGAGAAGAGTTTACTCCCAGTGCTGCACCCGCCGTAGCCAACGCAGCGGGCCCTGGTTTTAATATTTCTATACAGGGAATACAAGCAACAGCCGTAGCTAATGCAGCAGTTGGCGGGATCAAAGAAACCCACACGCCTGCTGTAGCATCGGCTGAAACACAGGCAGTCCTGGGGGGAATAAAATTTTCTTTTGTTCCTGGTGCTGCAAACGCTGTGGCCAATGCAGTTGTTGGGGGTATTAAGGAAACACATACACCTGCCGCAGCTAGTGCAACTACCGCAGCAGCCTTGTCTTTGAAGATTAGCTTTTCACCAACGGCAGCAAGTGCAGTAGCCAATGCTTACTACCCACCTCCGGCGGTGGAGTTCACACCGCCAGACCAAGCAACAGCAGTAACTGCAGCCACAAGAAAAGGTATGGCTTACTCAGGCTTTGCTGCCAGTGCAGTAGCCAACGCAGAAATAAATATTCTTTGGCCGACAGCTGCCAACGCAGTAGCTAACGCACAGCTAAATGGAATTAAGATTAGCTTTGCACCAGCAGCAGCATCAGCGATAGCGAAAGCATTAACTACATACATACTGCATACACCAGCAGCAGCAGGGGCCGACACAGATTTAGCTGGATCATTCATTGAAAAGGGATTCACCCTCACGCCCGCCGCAGGAAGCTCCATAACAACGGCAACACTACTCGACCCAAGACTGTCTTCGTTCTCTATAACGCCCGCAGCAAGCTCGTCAGAGGCCACAGCGGTACACTCAGCAGTAATGATAACGCTAGCACCCATCTCAAGGATGCTAAGCATAGTTAATAACTACGAAGGGATCATAGTTTACCAGCTTTCATCAGGGGACATAGCCTATGTAGCAGGCATGGGGCTAACAACGCCTGCCCTGCCGGAAGCAAACTCAATAACCAACATGACCCACGTATCGAACACCTATGACGGCACGTTGATATACCAAGACGCAGCAGGGACAATCAAAAGAGTTGATGGGTACGGGCTAACAGAATCTGGTGGACTTTAATACTTAAAGTATCTAGTCTCATCGCTCATCGTTTTCAGCAACTGATCCCTTTGGTGTCGAGGGCTTCCGTAGTATCCTGGCACATTGAGAAGCTGATCCCCACTGTAGTAATACCCTGGATTTGGTTTGAATACAGGCATGGTTCTACCTGTTATAGGATCTACTTCTTGCCTTGCCTCAAGCTCTGGTTTTAGCAGCTCTCTCCACACTGTGTTTCTTTGTTGTGCGGAATCAACATCCTGCATTGTAAATCCAAGTGCCCTAGGTAAATAATAATCTTTTAACTCTCCGTCTTTTCCAATGAACACATCCCTATAAGAACGGCCAGTACCAGGTATAATGCCTTGCTGCCCCCTACTAACAGACCACAAAGGCCTTCCGGATTTAACTTCTTTTCCAGTAATAGTTTCATACCCTGCCTTGAACATGGGTGAAGCCCTGTTGAGAAGCATGTCAACATAATCAGATGCTGTGCCTCCTCTAGGCAACAGCTCGTTTAAGTCAGACATAGGCACTTCAATTTTCATGTAGCCTGGATGACCAATCTTTGCATCTGTTTGGCCCAGTTGAGCCATTACATTCTGAATGCCTCGTCCCATTGGTACATAGTTGCCACTTCTTATCCACTCAGGAGTAGCGTATTGATACTCCTGATCTTGGTTCTGGAGCGTATGAGTTGCCTTTGCAAGTAAAGCCCTTGCACCTCCAGGTTTAGTTACAAAATCTTCTAGGATGGTGGGAAGCATACCCCGAGTAAATGAATAGAAAGGTATGATCCTTCTCATGACCTTTTTCTCGAACTCAGTTAAAAGACTATAGTCTATCTGGGCACGACCTACAGCAGCAGCTGCCTCGGTAGGAGACATGCCTTTCTTTCTTGCCGTAAGGTACCCAGACACTCGGTTCATGAACTCAACTTCTGATCCTGCCTTGTGACCAAGAGAGTAAATTGCAGACGTATCAACTTCTGGCTTTGTAAGCAAGGTATTAGGATCTAGCTTGCCTGATCTAAGTATTCCTCTCCGGCCACCGAAAGCCCCTCTCCCTGTGAGTGCACCAAGAGGGGAACCTACCCCTGTTACTTGTCCTAGTATATCCAAGCCTGTTACAACTCCAGCCGCTGGGCTTGACGTTGCAACCTTAGCGGCATCAGACAATGCTGCACCTGCTTGTTCGCCCAGTCCCCTGCGACCAGCTGGAGAGGTTGAACCATCTAGCATTCTTGACTCTCTCAAAAACAACTCAGGTGTTTCAGAGTCAACTGCCAGATCTATCGGGCTAATATCGGCAGACCACACTTTGTATGCAGGCACTTCATACATTAATATCTGAGTTGCCACAGCGTCAGCTGCAGATTGACCTGCTGGTATATTTAGAAAACTAACATCAGCTCCGGCTGGAACTACCACCCTACCATTGACAATAAACTGAGCAAGCTCTGGAGGATAGTTGTGTGAGGTTGCATCAAAATAAATTTCTGATGCACCTTGAACTACATTCTTCCTGCTCATATTGCTGGCAGACTTCATCCCCCACGGGCTGAAAATACCTCCAACAAAATTAGTCCACCCACCACTGATGCCATTTCTCAAATGAAACGCTGTGAATAAGCTGGTCATGCCAACTTTCCAGCTATCATTAAGGGAGTCGTAGATTCTAGCTATTGCACTGGTGTTTTCTGCGGCATACCTTGGGTTAGTGTAGACAGCGAAAGCTCTACCCATGTCGTCTGCGATTGTTGTAGGTATTGCTATGGCGTTTTCTATATTACCTGAGCCTTGCAAAACATCTATAATCTGTTCCTTTGTGGCTCCAGCAGGAATAGGCAGCTGCATTCCAGACGATTGAAGCTGCTTCACTACATGCCTTAAAGCATTGTCGGTAATTACATTGTCAGCAGAAAGCCTTAAGCCCTCATCTCCAGATCTTTGAAGCAAATCAATAACATTAGTTACAGATGGGCCAGACAAACCCAAGTCAGCCCACTGTCGTTTTGTTTTTGCTAAGTCACCAATAGTTTCATATATAACCTCAGTGGACTTAATTGCTTTAGTCACTGAATTAATATAATCTCTAGTGTCTTTAACGGGATCTACCCTATACATTGGTATGTTTTCATCTGCATACCTAGTGCTAAGGCTACCTACTGTGTCGAGAAGGTTGCCAATCTGTTCTCTTTGGTAGGCAACATCCAAAGGATTAGATAAATCTAGCGCAACTAAATTGCCAGCAGGATCACGCCTGTGTGTTTTGACAATTGTTTGTGAGTAGTCTGGATCTTTTAGTATCTCATCAATTAAATTATTTTTTAGCGTTGGATCCAGGAAAGATTTACCGCTAGCAGCCTGCATGATATTGCCGGTGTTAGCTTGGCTTCTTGTTGCAATGCCAGAGAATCTTTTATCAAGACTCAGCCTCATCAATGCTTCAGTACCACCGGGTATATTGGCCAGCTCTTCCTTACGGCCTAAGCTAGCAGACGTAGCCACTCCTCTATCAGGGCTAAGGGAAGCATTGCCCGCCAGATCACCCAAAGCATTGTCTGACATATACCTGTTATCAAACTGTCGATGAAAGTGTTCTATCTTTAAGTCGTCTAATATAGGAGCAGGCAAGCCAGATGAATCAGCTAAAGCATATGCTTGTTTTTGCAGGTCTTTTAGTGCGTCTAAGTCTTGGTATATCCCAGCATCTACAAAAGTCTTATGAACATTAGGACTGGACTGAGCAAGGGATGTTGTAGCAGCAATAGGATCCTTGGCCTCAAGGTATCCTCTCATAGCCATCCCGACATTGTGCTTATTGCTTCCAGTGAGAAGTCCAGACTCTACAAACTTCTGGTTAATTACAGACAATGCCATATCATTTTGTGCCACCAAATCATCAGCAGCCTTAAGCATTGTTTGAAATGTTCTTTGTCCGTACTTTGTCTTAGGCCCTCTAATGTTCCAGATTTTACCCGGAATCCTAGGAGCAAGTTTAGAATCAAAGTATTGCCTTAACGGGCGGCTGAGCCTGCCAGTTAGATCCGCCGTCCCAGCGCCAGTCTTTGCTATCGCCTGGGAAAGTCTTCCCGAACCAATGGGTCCTACCACTGGGGCATTAAAGAGACTGCTAATTCTTTGGTCTAAAATCCCAGACAAGTCTCCTTTGCCTTTTACTTCAGGTAATCTGTAAAGGCTGTCAAGAAATGTATTGTCGAACTTTTCTAGTTGCTGCCTGAGAATTGAAGGGTCTGCAGTATTTCTAGCTAGCTGCTGCTTATAAGCACTAATGGCTTCGTCTACCGTAAACTGCATTCCGGTAGCCCTAGGCTGATAGCCGCCCAGGTTATCTACTAAACCAGAAGCACCAGTCCCAATGCCCAGGCTTTTAGGATTAACCCCAGCCTTGCCTTGCCTTGCAGCCGCTGAAAGAACATCGTCTAAATAGCCAGAGTTCTTGAGTGCTTTACCCCCTGAAGATAAAACTTTTGTCCCTCCGAGGGTAACCCATGATGTTGGGTCAGCCGCAACCCCAACACCCAAGGCGGCGATGTCATCCCAATAGGAGTCTGGGTCGTCCCATCCGCCAAGAAGTTCTTTCTCTCCTACCCTGCTTCCAAAATCAGTAATTCCAAGAGCATCGGAAGCTGGAACCCAAGCAGCAAGTTCCCATGGGTCCGCACCCTCATCATAAACACCGGCTTCTTTCCCCAGTATTTTTAATCCAGCCGCTACTGGCCTGTATGCTTTATCAAAAGTATTTTCTACGGCCCAGCTTAGGCCACCAAGCACGGGATCGGTAATTCTTTGCAGCCAAGATCTTTGATCTCGAGGGCTTTGGTGCGCAATGTGCCCAGTTGGTGGCTGATGTGGTCCAAAAATACTCACGCTGCCACCTACTGATTAATGTCTTGGATGTTTAGTTGATCCAGAAAGACAGGGGGTCCGCTTTGCGTGGGTGGAGTGTTTAATATCTGCCTAATAAAACTAGACGGATCATTTTGAGGGACGGAATTTATATATATATTAGGAACCACCACGCCTGGAATTCCTTGGCCTTTCATTTTTTCTAAAATTGAAGGGGCTAGAACTGGTGGCCTTCTGCTTTGAAACTCCCTGAATTGCTGCATCTCAGCTGGAAGAAATCGCTTATAGTATTTGACTTCGGGCGATTCCATTGCCGTGTAATCAATCATATCCGTTATGTACTGCTGCATTTTAACAATATCTTCTTGGCTAAGACCTCTATCGTCTTCCGTCACATATGCGCTAAAAGGAGACTGGCCACCAACACTAACCCAGGCAGGATTAGCATTATAAAATCTTTCTGCTACATTGTCCCTAAAGCCACCAAGCCCAGCCAAAGCCTGTTGCATGGTCAGGTCTGGACGCTCAGTTCTTGTGGGGTTGAGCATTTGATTTATGTTTATGGCTTGGGTCATATCTGACATGTTAATGCCAGCAGCATCAGATAGCAAAGAGAGGAGCATAGCCTCTCCTATTTCAGGCCTTCCCAGCATACCTCGTATGACTTGCTCAGGGGAACTGCTAGTGGGGGCGACTGTCTTAGTAACCTTAGAAACAGCTTCGGGAGACTGCTCAACTACAGTGGTTGTTTCAAGCGGAGCACTTTGAGTGCCCATTAAAAAATCCATGTTGCTTAAATCGGACATTATTCATCTTCCCCAATTAGCTTGTATATGTCTGTGTACTTAGACTCTTTATGTTCCCAGTAAGGTGTAAGCGACTTAATCATTCTTTCGTGTTCGGTTAAAACGTTGCTTACAGGGCTTTCCCAGAAGCTGTCATTGCCCATGCTTCTATTATAGCCAACGATCTCTCCTGGATTATCGCCTGTTTGATTGTAAATTCTTATGACGTTTCCTTTTTGATAAGGATCTGCAACTTCATCTAATTGGCCGGTGTCAGCAACACCTTCAAAAGGATTGCTAGGTTTCATAGACGTAAGACCCCTATCCACAAATTGTTGCAGCTTCGCATACCAAGGAACATTCGGCATACTCAACGCATCCCAGGCTGTAGCACCCTTGAAAGGTTCAGGCTTAATGTAATTACCGTGATCTCTCTCGGTAAACATCGGCTTGTCCTTAAAGTTCTTATCGACAATAGCCTTGTGGTCGGTAACAGCATGTTTGTTATCATCAACGCTTCTTACGTCACGAAGGGCCTGAACGTAATCGCCCCAGTTCTTCCACTTCTCACCAAAGTTTTCAATTCCAGTATCCTCTTCTCTTACAGCAGTCCCTGTGTGTTTGTTCGTTAGGGTTCTTGAGTCTGGATTCCATTTCCAATAGCGTCGATTGCTGTAAGGGGTAGCATCATAAATTTCTTTTATCTTTTCTGGTGTATTCTTTCCGATGAACTTCTTGGAATCGACATCGCTGCGAAGCCTCAATGTTTGATAGTTAGGGGACCTAACAAAGCCACTGCCCAAGGTGTCATAATCTCCCACGTTACCAAACACACCCTCAATACCATAATGCACACCCATTAATGGGTTCATAAGGCTCTTGACGGTACCACTAGCCATCTCTCCTGCGCCTTCTACGGACGCTGCTTGGCCAGTGTAGTCAGACCAGCCGGGCATATGGAACATTCCGTAAGGGGTAAGATCTGATTCTGGCTCATCTATGTAAGAGTCGGTACCAGCTTGTGTCTCAAGTCTGTACTGAGGCATCCAGCCCATATCCTCTTTGCTAGATTTTTCGAGTACATTGATAGACCTTCCAAATGCACCTTCGGGCCCACCCTCTCTCATCTTGGTGTACTCATTAAGGTTTCTTCGCATTGTCTTGTAGTTAGGGTGTGATTCTACGCTGCTATACTGACCTGATTGGACACCAGCGACAAGCTCGTCTCTAAGATCGAACAGTCTCTGTCCTTGCTCAGGGGTAATGTATTGAACTTTTACACCATCTGGGCCATCAGTATTGTTGCCTGCAAGGTGAAGTATCAACTGGTTGTAATCTGCAACATCTCGACCTAATACAAGATCTTTTGGCGTTCCATACTTTGCATATTCCTTAGCGGTAATTGCGCCCTTACTTAACTCAAACAAATCGCCGCCTAAACTTATCAGCCCTCCAGCGGTAGGCTTGAAAGAGGCTGCTTTCTCAATGCCAGCCTTGCCCCAGGCTATCGGTCGACCAGCTTTAGTTTTGCTAAAGTCGTCTATCGCTGTCTGCAGCTTGTTGAGGCTTGACCCTACATTGGTTCTTCTTGTTAGAAGCTCTGACATTCTAGATGGAGGGCCTTTTAACTCAGGGTTAGAATCCCACATGGAGTCCCAAGCGCCTTTAATTTTACCTCCGGTTTTCTTAACACCTTCTATTGGAGCTGTTACTACAGCCTTTGCTCCAGATGCCATTCTGTCGCGTAGGCTTTTGTTTACTTCTTCAGGGGCTGCAGCCTCTGGTGATGCTGCCTCTAAATCAAACGCATCATTAGTTGAAGAGAAAGCATCTCGAAGCTCTTGGTTTCTAGCTTCTTTTGCAGCTATTTCCTCTGGAGTCATTGGAACATTAGCACCAAAATCTTCCGGCGTGTAACGGAACATCGGGTTAATCCTTGGCCCGGCCTGCTCACCTAATACTGCCCCTGCGTCTAGAGGGAATCCAGTATCCATCGGAAGTATTGATTGTGGTCTAGCTGGAGATAGGTTGCGAATCATGCCTTCTGGTGTGCTCTGCATTTGAACTACTCGTCTTTTAGATTGACCTTCTAGCGCCTGAACAACACCAGCTTCCTCCATCTTTCTCATAAGGGCACTGGCCTGCCCAAACCCAATACCCAATGCTCTCTGTAAATCGGCTGTGCCAATATCAGTTTTACCTTTTGTGAGTTCAACTGCTTCGTCATACCTAGGAACATTTCTCCAGGCATAGTCATGAGGAATCCTATCTGAAACATGACCAGCAAAATTACCTTGCGCACCAGTGAGATTGCTTATCTTCATGTCTAATGACGACCCAGGGGCATTTCTTATGGCTTGTGCTAGTCCCTTATAGTCTAGTTCTCCATCGGCGTTATAAAATTTCTTTAGTTCTGGATGCCTTTCTGCCATGCCTTCCAAGACTTCGCCTTCCGCATGTGCTATATCAGCCCAAATCGGCTCCCGATCGTATTCGTCTTCGGACAGGGCATCGTCTTCTAGTGTCACGACAAACCAATCCTTCCCTTCACTGCGATTACCTGGAGTCATGTCTGCAAGGTAATCCATCGCCATGGCAAGGGCGTCATCATCAATTTTATATTTGTCTTGGCCAGCAAGCAGTCTCAGTACAGACCTTAATTCCGCTTCCTGTGGCGACACATCATGCCTAGCGTTCCACTTCTCAACAAATTCATTAAAGCTGTCCGCTTGAGCCTGTTCTGTTTTTGCCCTTAATCCTTCGGTTTCAGGGATTATATCCCACGAACCACCTTCTTCCGTTTGTAAGTCTAGCCTTGGCTGCAAGTGCATCCAGTTGAGCTTACCCGTAAGAGGCTTTTGCATTCTGTAATCAACATAGTCCCGTGCATTCAGGAAGTCGTCGTGGCCATAACCAGCAGCATACTCTCTTGGCTGAACACCAAATGGTTTGCCAGTCCACCGCTCTCCATGAGGGCCAAAGATTCTATCGTAGGTTGTGTCGAGAGGCACTTCTGGGTTTACTATTTCAGGCTGCTTTGTATTGATAGCAAGCTCTGGATTTTGCTGAAGAGCTTCAAAGCCCCGATTGTAATCACCAATTAATGTTCTTATTACGTCAGCTTGAGGCCATTCATAAGCAGATCCAGACCCCGCTGGGATCTTTATTGTTTGCTTAAAGGCATTTTTAAGAACATCATCGGGAATATCAACCTTACCCCGTGCGCCCTTATTCCACATATACAGGTAATCAAGAGGGGAGTGAGCCGACTTTTCCTTTCCTGTGTAATCTATGGTTGTTTCATGTTTGTCAGTTTTGGGATTCCAAACCATTTGCTGCTGTCGCCCCTGCCCAAGAAGCAATTCGGGCTGGTCTGCAAATGACTGCACAGTAGCAGTTTTGACTCGATTGATCTCGCCAACCAGCTTCATGATTTCGCTCTCGCTCAGCGGAGGTATGCCGGTAGCACCCTGCAATGTAGCTGCCAATCGTTCGCCTGGACTAAGCTGCTCTATAGGGCGTGTGTTTACGGTTGGATCGAACCGCTTTTTATCACCCATGTTTTCTATAAAGGCGGCTTCGGTGTCTACCTTGTATCCCTCTGAGGCTGATGCAGCGTCTGGGTCTTGCTCAAAAGGTATATCGGAATTGACAAGTGCCCTCATAAGAACTTTGTCTGGATCCTCAAAGGTGGTCGTGCCTTCGACAACAGCGGGCTCATATTTACCTGCTCTTTGTGAAACTCCTGTTAGAGATTGATCGGCAATCCCTGTTGCCATTTGATTTACAAGATCTTCACTTGTAGCTCCAGAGAACTTTCCTCCAGCTTGCGCATCTCTAATCTTGCCAGCTATTGTTTTAGTTCCGGCTGGCGTGCCTGCTGTATTCTCCATATAGTTCAGGACATTTTGTTTAATTTCGTTGTGAGCTTGTATACCTCGGTCGTAAACAATATCCCTCAATGCCTCTAGCTGCTTCTCGAGGCTATCCATGCCTCCAATACGCTTTAACTGGGACGCGCTTAAGATGTTGGTTTTCTTACCGGCGGGAACATCGCCAGGTCTTCCGCTGTGAGGAGTAAGGCCAAGGGAGTGTTCCATGAATTGATGTTGCCCAGGATCAAGAGCATCCATTATTGTTGCGGGTATTGCTTCTGGGTTGCTTACGCCGTATGAACCAAACGGGAGTTGATTGCCGTATTCAGTTGGTATTCCCGGTGCACCCACGGCTTCTATTGCGTGTTCTATACCTGGATCTATAGCTTTAGATGTAAGGCCTCCTGTCCTAGGATTTTCCTGCCATCTTGATTTCATAAGATCTGCGTGATCTTCTGGGCTAAGAACACCTGCTGGAATTAATGGTAATAGCTCAGCTACATCTACTCCTTGGCTGGCAGCCGCTTTAATACCCTCAATTAAAGCCTGCTTGTTTGGATAGCCACCATAAAACTCCTTGCCGCTTAGCGCACTACCCTTCATTGCCTCTCGGATAGCCCGTTCTTGCGGGCTCATAGGAACAGGGGGGGCCTGTGAATACCTAGGGTCTGCTTTGAAAGTGCTTGGGTACCTGCCTATTCCTGGCTCTTGATACCCGAATAACTTCTTACCCATCTCTGCGGCTTGTTGATTTCTGATTAGCTGTTCTGGATCCATGGGTAGGTTACTCGTTAAATCTGATCGATTAGTAGGAGGCATGGCTTACCACCCCCCGCCTAGACCCATGTCACCGCCTGGAATTCCGGGGATTCCTGGGATTCCACCACCGAATCCACCGCTAAACTGACCCATCATGTCTCGCAAGTTACCCTGCATTAAGTTGTACATATCCATCTGGTTCTGCATCATCATGCGATCGTACTGGCTTTGTGCTTCCAGACCGGCAGCTTGGTATCTTGCCTGTGCGTCCAGTAAAGCGTTATCTAGTGCTGTGCGGTTATCTATGCGGTCCTGCATGTATGACAGATTGTTTAAGAAATCCTGATCTTGCATTGAGCTTACGTTCTGGCGATGCTCAGCATCCTTTAGCCTTTGGTCAAACTCCGTGCCTAGTTTTGCGTGCATCACATTTCCTAGGTTCCGTGCATTAGTAAAATCTTTTTCATGCTTAGTCCCAGCGTCAGTAGAGAAGCCAGGCGACGTTACCCATTCGCCTGGATCTTGATATGCTTTTGCCATTGCACGGTTTTTTTCACGCTGCTTAGCACCTCCGCGCTTACGGACTTTCATAGCTTCCGTAAATCTAGAGCTAACAGGTATACCTTCTTTTTGCAGCTTGTCTTCGTCGAAACCAAGGCCTCTACGCCTTTCGGAATGCCCGAATCCACCTGTAATACTTTGCATTTCAAAATCCTTTAAGATGACATTTTGTCATGTTAGCTATCAATTCCAGGGATGAATCCCTCTCCGCCGCCCATGTCGCCACCCATGTCGCCGCCCATGCCTCCACCCATGTCGCCGCCCATGTCGCCGCTTTGTTTAGCCATTTCGTAGGCGTTTAGCCAGTTCTCTGCATACCAAATAGCGTCTTCAATCGGCTCAAAGGGTCGAACAAAATACATTAGGTTTTCGCCAGTATCAGGAGGCAGGTTTATGAACTTACTTGTCCAGCTAAATTCTTCCCAGTTTGCCTCATCCATTCGAGGATCAGGGCCAGTAACAATAGGCTCTCCCGTCTTGGGGTGATGCGATAATATATTTTGAGTATTACCACCCCAAACACTCTGAGGACCTTCAACAATGTATATCCTGTCTCCATCGGCATTTATATAAGACATCTTAGGAAGTCCCGGATATTGTTGGTCTCTGTCTGGCCGCTTAAACCCACCAATGTCCAAAATGCGATTATCTTCTGGCATACTCTCTTCAATTTGAATCTCGCCTATAAGTCTTTTTCCCCGGAAAGTAATAGGTTCATCTAAAAGAATTTGAGCTGTGTGATGTGGCGACCAGTGGCTAACTGATATGATTTCGCCAGTTTCAGGGTGAAAAATAAACATCCCTGGATGATCTTCTTTTAACTGTGCTGGAGTCTTGCTTCTAAGCAGATCTAATCTATCACGAAGAAATCTCTCGTGCTCATCCGCCATGGCTCTGTTCCAGTGCGTACCGATCTGGTCTTCTCGAATATTTCTTAGTTGGTCAATATCCTCATCGGTTACGCCCCAAAGGTTTTTCCAAGTAGCATACACTTCTTCTGTTTCAGGAGCATTTAGCCTCCACTTCATTGACTCGAAGGGACTGTTCCCGTAAATAGGATTCCAGTCTTCGTCCCAGTCTATGATTGGCTTGCTGAATGCCCGATGGTAGAGCCTTGAAACTTGCAGTTCTTTGTCAGCGAATGCGCTGTCAGGGCCAATATTCATGTGAAAGACTTTGTTTAGCAAGTCTGACTCACCACCTTGATAGCCTCTTTCCCAAGGATCTTCAGGATCACCCCAGCTACCATAGTGGCTTCCCATTCCATAGTTTCCAAACTCAAGCTCTCGCCATTTGTCACTACTGAAGCCACCTATACCGCCAGGGGTGGCCCACTGCTTAGAAAAGCGGGCTTCCATCGCCGCTATTTCTTCTTCGCTAGCGTTAGGGTGCTCTCTTAGCCATCGCTCAAACAACTGCTGCACCATTGGAGACCCATAAGGATTGGCTGGGCCTATTCCAAACTGGCTGTGCCATTGGTGGGTTAGGGGGTCGTGAGGTATTACTGGAGCAGCTTGGTCAAACCACTGCTGTTGATAGTCATACCAGCTATCACCAAGCTCTTCATTTAGACCTCGTTGATATTGTTGGATTTGATTTCCAACACCATACTCCCAAGTCTTGGCTTGGCCGTACTGATCGTATTCGTCACCCCACTGGTAATCTCCCTGCTCTAAGCTAAATGGAGAACCTCCCCCCTGCTGGCCACCTTCTTCAGGCATTTCCATTGGAGTATCTTCAACGTCCCATCCAGCGGCACTGCCATCACCCTTAACTGGTGTTCCAGTGCCTGCTCCAGACATTCTACTTCCATCAGAGCCTTGTGTGGCACCGCCAGTTTGCCCTGATAAGCCACCGCCGCCAATACCACCGCCAGTGCCGGACAATAAGCTGTCTATTTGTTTTTTGTAATCACCATAATTAGTAGCACTAGCAGGAGCTGCACCTGACATTCCACCAGAACTAACTCCACCACCTAACGTAGAGGAGGCTGAAGAGGCAGCGGCGGAAGACGAGGCCTTGCTTGTAGGAGAAAATAAATTTTGTTTTCTCTGGGGAGTCGATCCCGGTGTTGCCCCTGTGCCGACTGCACCCTGCATTGCCTGCTTCTTTTTTGCGGCAGCAGAGGCACCAGTCTGAGCGGCGCCACCTTGTGCGGCTACAGTTGTTGACTTCCCAAAGGCTTGCTTGCTACCAAACGGAGAATAATTACTATTGCCGCTTTTAGCTTGGTTATTCACTCTGCCGCTATTGTTTTTTCGTTTTGCAAAATCAAATGCCATTTTATCGCCCAAGTAATGCTTGTTGTAATGGATGTGTAACACCTGCTTCTTGAGCAACCTGATTCGCTAAGAAGTCTTCTAGGTTTATGTTTAAGTCTCCGGCAGAAAACCCAGAGGCCGCACTGCCTGCATCATAAAATCCCATTGGAATTTTTTTTCTTTTAGCTTTTTCAAATTCTGGGAAGTCGGGTGCTTCGTTTGGGAAATCCTCAAACTCAAGGTTTTGGTCTGGTATGCCTGGAATATCCCATTCAGGGATATCAAATTCAGGCCAATCAAAATCGCCAGGGTCAACAGGGTCGCCATGTATTGGAGGCTCGTAATCATTCCAGCCTTCAGGGTCACCTCCTAATGGGTCTGACATTGGAGTACCTTGTTCGCCGTACATGTCTATGTCATCGCCTTCTAGGTCAATCATTCCATCATCATCGTAATTGTCAGGCTTATAGGCAGCAGACATATATGACATAGGAACAGAACTAGATGTAGCGGGAGCCGATGCCATATTTGACGAAGTGCCGCCACCAAGAAGAGCGTCCATCAAATTGCTACCGCCGGCAAGCAGGCTGTTGTTGCCGCCAGTAAGGAGGTAATCTGATGGCATACCTGACCCACTATTAGGATCTCCATACCCAGTCAAATTGTGCATATATGTATCGTTCACTGTTTTTCCTAACCAAAATTAAAGTCTGGCATACCCATGTTAAACATATCCATGCTATTGCGAATCATGTTTTGGCGATGCTTGTTTGCAAGGCCTGCCTTGTTAACCTTGGATTGCAAATCAGCAATAGCCAGTCCAGTAGCTCGATTAACATCAGATGCCCTATCTGAAGCCTCTCTAGACCTAGCTCTACCGCTCTGGGATTGAAGACCCTGTATTCCTTTAGCAGCCAAGCCATGGCCGGCAAGATACTGCTTGCGGCTTTTATCGAGACCTGGATCAACAACATCAGACCCATATTCAGTTTGAGCCAGACCCAAAGCATCTCTGGCAACAGCACTAGCATCCCCGTCTTGGGAAGCAAAGTGGGCAAGTTCGGGTAAAACTTCGGTTGGGTTAACACCCGAAGCAAAAGCATCAATCCCGTCTTTGTCTTCTGCCGCTTGAGGGCCGCCAGGATTGAAGGCGTTAAGACCTTGTATTCCAGTGCCCAAAGCCTCTGCGTAGTCTGGCAATGCAGCAAGGTAACCCTTTCCGAGCTCTAGCTTATTGCCCATCATGTCACGCATCAAAGCCATGTAGTCGTTCCACCGCTTTTCGGCAAACTGTCCTTGCCGCAAGAAGTTTCTTTGAGCAACATTGTGCTGCATGGTTTCCCAGATGGATTTATTTAACTGGCTAACCATGTTTGGCAGGGTATTCAAAAACCCTTGAGTCATAAAGTTGCCAGCAAACCGGGCCATTGGGTCTATATAGGGAGTCCACCCACCCATTGGCTTAGGGCCAAGAAGTGCATTAGCAAGGGGCTGGTTGCCACCAAGTATCTGCCCCCAGTTTTGTATGCCAAGCCCTTTAAGCTGGGCCATTGCCTTAAATCGCTCGTTTTCATTCTTAGCATTCGCTAGATCTTGTATTATCTTCCAAACGTCTTGATTCTTATTATTATTATTATTGTTGTTGTTGTTGTTGTTTACTGGAACGTCTGGAATTTGATCTGCATCAACATCTAGAGCTTCATCGTTTGCGTGATCCTGCATCAACGCACGCTTCCACTGCATAAACATTTCGCCGTTGTCTCTAAACAAATCCCCGCCTCTTTGGATTCTATTTGCAATGCCTATGATTGCGGATGCAGGATCGTCTTGGCCTGAAGTCATATCAGTTATGTACTGATTTGCCAGGGCGGAATTAATTTTAGCGCCTCCTCCAAAATTAATAAGATGATGTCTTATTATTCTTCTTGCCTGTTCTTCGGTCATCTTAATCACCTAATCCGTTTCTTGAATTGTCTACTCGTTCTAAAAAAGAAACATATGTATAAGGAGGAATCGTTGCTGCGGTTGGACTACCGCTACCACTTGCTCCAGTAAAAGTTACGCTAATTGTACCTAAGTCAACACCCGAATCTCCAGTTGGAGTTCCGGTAACAACACTAACCGTGCTTTCACTTCCAGTGCCAATAGTGGTTTGGCTTAGCGTATGGCTATGATTTCCAATGCCGTTGGCTGTAAAAGTACCCTCTAGTGTTAATGCGCCTGTAGCACTGCCCCCGGTCCCACCGCTATCAGACGGACTAGACCAGCAGCGTGGAAACTTTGTGGCTAAGTTAATCCCAGTTCCGTTTCCAGAGGAGGATCCTTTAGCGTTTTCAGTCCCATTACAAAGGGCATAGCCTTTTATGCCCTTATCTGCTTGGCTTCCCATAATTATACTGCCTATGCGATTATCTCCATAGCCAGGAGCTATGTACTGGCCATTGGCAGTCTTAAAAAACATTATTGTTTCGCCTGACTCTATGTTGGGATCCTGAGATCCTGAGACAGGCAGGTATATTTTAAGCAAATCACCTGAAGCACCTACTCCAGTGGGGTCATTGCACTCTTGGGCTCTAACAAATGCCATGTGCCCACCTTTGCTTGGCGGATCTCTGTCGTACTCCCAGTTGTATTGACACTTAGCCCACCTAGCGGAACGCATATCAGTGCTTGTTATTTCTGTAGTAACAGAGATAAGCCCGTCATGCTCAAGGCTTGCTTGGGGATTGCAGAATATAGACTTAAGCGTTTTTACGGCAGAGGGGGTTAGTCCATCCGCAACCAAAGAGTCGAATAGCCCAGCTTGTTTACTAAACATTAACCACCCCCGGCTGTAGTGGATGGGCCAGACACACCTTCTATTTCAATAAGCTGTATTTCTGGTTTTTCGGTGGCCGAATGCCCACGCAACTCAAAGGCAACCTTGTGCTCTCCTGTTGCTAGGGTCGAATACATTCCATCGAACCTAAATTTCTCTCTTCCGGTGGATTCTTCAAGTTCACTGAAGTTTTTGCCGATATTAAAGACTACATCTTCTTTATGTTCGTCCTGTATCTCTACTGCACCGCCTAAATCCTGTGCCATCTCGTAAGAAACGGGATCATCGTCCCCGTTGTAGTAAATGCGCAGGTCTAATGCGGTATCAGTGTCTGTGGGCTTGAACTTCATGGAAAATTCACGTTTGGCACGGCCTTCAGCTTCAGGAAACGCATAGCTGCCGGACTTCCACTCCCATTGGACAGCACCTACGCTGTATTTGGACGTAGTATCAGGGTTAGTTGTCCAGTTCGGGGTGATAGTTAACGTAGTTCCGTTATTACTGGAGATTGTTCTACGCTGACCCTTACCTGTACCCTGATAAATGTAAACACTAGCGTTCCTAAAGGCATTTACACCCCACGATGCCCCTGAATCTACCAAAGAGCTGGACGTAGAAGAGGTTGCAGTCCCTTTAGTCTCTGATGTTACGATGTCAGTGTTTCCTGCATCAAGCAAGTACACGCCTTCGTTCTCAGAACTCAATATTGTTTTAGGTTCACCACTACTTTCCACTGTACCAGCGGAACTTATCTGTACGGGGTACTCCATCATGTCCCAAGACTTACGACGGATGTTATAAACCAACGCTCTTCGAGGATATGTACCACTATCGCCCACGAAAGAGACAAAAAAGTAAATTCTTTCGGAAGGCCTGTCAGTTTTTACGAAGAACTTGTCCGACTTGGTGTAATCTATGCTGCCAATGGAGCCGTCTTTGCGCCAGATGTCTTGAACTTGCTTCGATATAGTCTCTGATGTACTGCCATCAAACTCATATGCACCACTATCATCCATTAGGTAGGCTTTGTTTTCAAATACATCCCAGCAATAGTGGTTAAATGCACCTCGATCGTCTAAAAATCGTAGGTTTCCATCCCTGAGAGGTGTAGTTCCATAGCTCAGGGAGTATTTGAACCTTTTTGCTAGGATATATAGATATGGACCATAGGGCATTGCACCTATAATCTCTGCATCATCGTTGTGATTGGACTGTAAAGTAAATGAATTGTTAGAGGGAACGCTTTCGGGCTCATCCTGATAGCTAAACAACACCTGCCGACGTGTATTTTTGTCAGGATAGATGACGTACTTCTTGCCAGCAGCTACAGTCACGGCTTTTTCTAGCGTTATGTTTGTTGCGCTGGTGTGAGCTGTGATTTTTATGGCTTCGCTTTGGCCTTCAATTTCTATATACCTGCCAACAAAGGTGGAAGGCCAGTCAGTCCCAGCTCCTGAAAGCGTAGAGCTAGATGAACCCCCTGTCCCACATGTACCTTTGTTGTATTTCACAGGACTAAAATAAAAATATCTATCCTGGAACATTACGCAATAAGCAAAGTGATCTGGTGGTGGAACTTGCCTTCTGGCAATAAGGGTTCCGTCTTCAGCGATAATATCCATTACATTATCGCCACTTTGCAAAGCCAGCGTGTCGTCGTCTTTAGTATCTACGTAACTTGTGGTTCCGTTGTCTATCTCGGCAACTTTATACAGCGTCTTAAACTGCCCAGCGGTAGTTCTCCACAGCTCAATCTTAGATACTCGTGAATTAGTAGATGCGGTAAGATTAGACCAAGTAAATTTGTCTGCTGTCTGAGCTACAGGTAGAGTCTCGGTGCTAATTGCACTGTAAACCGGAATGTCATCTGATGTTTTATATCGGTAAGCACAGAGATAACTCCCCGATGTAGCACCTTGCCCGTCAACAGACCACTGCCCACTGTCTTGAGTATAAGTTCCATCCATTGTGGTGTCGTCAAGGTAAAACTGGCTGGTTGAAGTTACTGTAACAGTAAACTTGTTTCCATTAAGCTCTGGCTTAATAGCACCAGTACCTTCAACTTCACCAATAAGAATCTTATCCCCCGTACTCAGCCCATGATCCGTGTGTGTAATTAGATATTCGCCCGAGGTGTCTTTAGGGTCGATTGCATTGGCGCCGCTGAGCGTGTTAATAGCAGACATTGCTACGGTAGGGCCATTAGCTGGAGCATCTACACCAAGAATATTTGTTGAGTTTGAAACTCCGTCCCAAATAAAGCCCCTGTTAATGCCATTAACGCCTATAACTTCGCCGGTTCGCGTTTTGCAGAAACACATTCTTTGGAAGGTGTTGTACCCAGTGGCTATATTAGTGGACGAGCCGAACGAGGCTGGCTGAATACCTTTCCTTGGGGTAATTACTCCAGGTTTATTAGTATTAATATTTTTTTGGAATTGTGCAGCACCCTCTGGGACATCACCAAAGTCTGCATTGCTAACAATACCACTAAAATTACTAATCTTTGCCATATCAAGAACTCGTTGTTATTACATTTTGCAGGTTGGTAAACAGGTAAGAGTACCTAGACTGTCGATTGTATCCTCCACTCTCCTTAAATCTCGACTCGGCTTCCAAGGATCTGCGAAGCTGGTAGTCAGCAATACGGCGAGCCTGAACAGTGTCTCTCTGGTCATTGGACATGCGTGCAATTCGGTATTCAACCTCAGCCTTAAATGCTTCGATCATGCTTTCAGACATGTCAACGGGATCAGATACAACAAAATATTTATTTGCGTATCCGCCAGACTTGCCAATAGCATCGTCAAGGTTTACTGTGGTACCACTAATAGAGCTTATCTTATGCTGCTCGTAGTAAGGATTTACGCCAGCTAGACCCGTGGGGTGAGTAGTAGTTTCGGACAATCTTATAACTGCACCTACCATACTTGCTGGAAGCTCGGTATCTGTAGTTAGATATGTGTTTGTTGCGGAAGCTGTAGCGTTTTGAGTTGATGAAGCCCTTGCTTTTACCTCTGTTCCAGCCCACCTAAGAGTCCTCGGCTTTCTTCTGTACATAAACATAAGGGGCTCAGATTCAGTGGGGTAAGGATCTACAAACAAAGACCACTTCCCATCTGCATCTGAGTTCTTCATAATCGTCCAAGCCCAAGTCTGCCCGCCAGAGCTTAGATACCGCTCTCTCTGCTGCCACTCAGTAGGAGTGATGTAATATGTGACCCAGTTGTTCTTTTCTACACCAACGTCGTAAAGCCTCCACATGTCGTCTGGAAGCGGGTACTCAGTTCGGTACGCATCATACGTCACAGCAGAAGAAATGTTAGCAGCGGGGCAATTAGACGCATCTAAGATGATGTTGGCTGCTGTATCTGTAGTCTTTTCTACAGTGTAGACAGAATCATCTATACGAATTCGTCCATACTTAATCCATGAAGGCCAAGTCCCTCCATCCTGTATGACAAGAGTTCTAGTAGACGCAGTATAAGTCACCTTTCCAGTGCTATACTTTGCATCTAAATCTATACGGCCTTCTGTAATGTAATACGCCCACTCATTACCCATGGATATATCACGATATGCACCAAGAATTGCTTCCTTGTGCATACGGAGATCTTTAGTTCTAGCACCACCGTCTGTCAGGGCAGTAATGTAATCCAGTATGTCGGAATAGAGAGTTACGCTATCGGATACTGCCATGTGATTAACCCATTTGCTGACGGTAAGCTCTTAGTTTATTTAATAGTTCTCCCTGCGGCGCCCTTGGGTTATCGGGGTTTGTGACACCTGCTATTCTCATGGTAGGCATCCCAAACATTTCCATAAGTTCTTGGTCAGAAGAACCTTGTCCACCCTCTGGAAAATTCTGATTTGGCGGTGTAACCGACCTATAAGGCTGCCTTTGCATTTGTGGGATCATTTGATCTTCCTCGGGGAATATCATGCCGCCACCTGGTATAGGCCCACCTTGATAAGGCTGCTCTCCAGGCTGCTGCCCCTCCATAAGTGGATTGGTATCGCTAGGGCTAGGCGAAGCCCAAATCTCACTCATGTTCGGATCTTCGCCTCCAACTACAGCTTCAAAGCTGGGATCCCAATGGGCATACCTTGGGTCGAAAGTGTGAGTTTCCCCTTTTGAATCCGTAACTTGAGCTTGTCGTATTACTTTACGGCCAGCTCCTAGCATTTCGCTATAGGTCACTCCACCTACATTACCCAGAACCTTTTGGGGGCTTTGGCCCCATCCAGGACGATTGACCATATCGCCCATTAATCTGTTTCTTCGCTGTCCTCGTTTTTCCCATGTTCCCTCAGCCTTCATCTGATCGACTCGACCTTGAAGCTCAGGGCTGAGTCCGCGATGAACTCGTCCTGTATGTGGATTAACCGGAGCGCCGCTATTTAAGGCATCAAGCCGTTCCTGCAAGTGGTCATTGCCTCTTTTGACATCATCAACACGACGTTGCTGAACCTGCTCGTTCTTCTGCGACTGCTCTATATTGCTCCGAAGCACTTGGTTTCTCATTGGATCGTTTGCAGCTTCGTCGTATCCTTGCTGAAAAAGTTCTTCAGCACTTGGGCCACCCTGATAGTCGTCTTCTAAGGGTTCTCTAGCAGCTCTTTCATCGAATTCTCGTTGCTTTTCTGGTGGTAGCATTTGGTACACACCTTGTTGCATAGCAGGGTCCATGCTCATAAACTCTTCGTAAGACACTTGCATTGGGCCAGCAGCCATTTGTGGCGTTGGAATATTAGCTGTCGCTCCATAAGCGGCTGCCTGCTCTTCTTTTGATGGAGGTGCAACATAATCTTGATTAGGCCCAAGTCCACCAAAGCCTGGCAATGCTCCGTACTGGCTGGCTTCAATTTCTCTCGCGGCTCTTTCAATATCACCCGTTGGATCGACAGGGTTTAATGCAGGCATAGGGCCTGTTGCGCCATAGGTAGCTTCATTTTTAAGCTGATCTTGCATTTGCAAATGCTGCTTAAGAAGCACTTCGCCTTCTGGGATTTGTGGCATGAACTGATTAGCTTGCTGCTGTAGAATCGCTTCTAAAGGTGGCATTATCCGTCCAGCAGCCATTAAGTTGTTAGGAGTTACTCGGCGTTGAGGTCCGTACATATTACTATTTGCCTTTAGTGTGTTTATGTATTACTTTTTCTTTTAACTGCTTTAATGCCTTGGGGCTCTTCTTTACTTTTTCTTTCAAAGACTTATCGGCCATTATTTCTTTTGCCATATAGTCTTCTACAACGTCATCAGCTAATTTTTTACGCCCGCCAAACTCTCGTTCTGGTGCTTTGTAATTAATGCTTCCAGTTGAACTTAAGCCTTTTTCCTTAAGCGCATTACGGACATCATCTTGCGTAGACACCCAAGCCATAGGATCATCGGGTCTGCCAATGCCGCCTATGTACTTCTTTCCTTGAGTGCTTATACCAGCCTTTTTCGCCATAGTGTGTAAAGCATCTGCAGCATCGTGGGAAATGTTGTCAGCCCAGTGCTGCTGTCCTTCTAGGAAGGCTCGCTCTGTACCTTTGGTTCCAGCCGGTTTTTGCATTGCAAGCATTGCGGCAAAGCCAGGGTTATTCCCTTCATCAATTAGGTATTCGTAGAAATCTACCCTACCAGCATCGTCACATTGCTTGTAATAACGTATATAGTCTTTGTGGTCTCGGGACATTAATCGTCTTTCTGTTCGTTTTTCTCTTTCATATATTGTATTTCTAATTCGTTTTTGGCTCTAGCGTGATCTAGCTCCATCTGCAGTTTCTGCTGTTCTATCTCTAAAGCCTGCACTTCTAAGGCCATTTTTTGCCTTTCAAGCTCTAGATCAGCAGCCTGATCTTGCCCAGCGGTTTGTGTGTCAGCTTGTTTTGCAGCCAAATCTTGCTGCTTAAGCTGCAGTTCCAATTGCATTTTTTGCAGTTCCATCTGAGCTTTTTGCTGCTCGACTTGCATTTGCATTTCTTGGGCCTGCTGCTGCTGCTGCATTTGCATTTCTTGCATTTGCTGCTCTTGCTGAGCTTCTTCGCCACCTTGCTCCTGTTGTTGAGCCTGCTGCTGAGCCTGTATTTCAGCAATGTCAATGATGTATGGCTCAACGTCCATTTCATTAGCATCAGCCCAATCTCTCATAAACGCATTGTAAGGTGCGTCAATTCCTTCTTGGACAAATTGCTGCATCATAGGCATGGCAATCTGT